AAGTTCTGTGGAGTGATCATCCACGGAGAGATGATGTGTCCGGCCTGAATGTTGGGCGACTTGTGGGCGTCAAAGTGCAGGCAATACCCGCGTTCGGTCTCCCACTCTTCGTCGTTGACCGTAATCGACCCCCAGCCGTTCTTGGGTGTGGCGAACTGGCCGAAGGGGTCGTAGTAGGACGCAGGGTTGCCGATGCCGATCAGTTGAAAATGCGGGTTGTTGGAAAGGTTGGTGTAGGCCGCTTCGAGGATCGACTCACCCAGTTCGGGCAACTCGTCGGCGATAAAGATGACCCGCTGCTGCTTGATACCAACCAGCTTGCCGATGGCCTCACGCTCCTTCTTGCGCTCGGCGGCGATCAACGAAATACCGCAGCGGTCACCGAATTGCTTCCCGCTGCCGTCGTCAAAACGGATCATGCCGACCGAATCCACAAGTTTTCCTGGTAAGCCCGGCACCGCGCGCCACAGGTCGGTGATTGCGCCCCAGATACGCTTGCGCGATTCCTTCAAACTCGTCGACGTGACCAGGACCAAGGTGTTCCAGGGCGAGCAAAGAAACTGCACGATGGCCCAGAGCGCGTAGGCCTGGGATTTCCCTGAAGATGCGCAACCGGCCACGGCCAGATACTTGTGCTCGAAGGCGGACTCGATCATGCGCTCTAGCCACGGCGTCCACTCCACGCGCGTGCGCGAATCAGGGTGGTTCCACAGGTGGTCCACCACCTCCTTGAAATGGTGCATAGGGCCCGGAGAATTTCTGGGCGGTTTGTTGAGGCAGGTCAGTTCGACCGTGACCATCGTGATGTCCGTTGGCCACTGCTCGCCATAGATCGAGACCGTGCGGGGGGCCGGAGCCGCTTTCTTTTTCGCTGGCATGAGTTTGTCAGCGATTTGTCAGTAGGTGACTATTCACCTTCGTAACTCCTTGATTTACAACAAGATAGGAATGGAGCCATGGGGATTCGAAGTCGGTTCTCAAAGTGACAAACACCTCCTCGGAAAAAATTTTTCGTCTCTGTAGGATCAACATTTTATGCCAAAATTTGCGCGCATTGATAAAAGTATTTCTTGCATCTGGTGGGGGTTGTTGTCACCTTGAATTTGACAAAAGTTGTCAGCCAACTGACAAGTTAGACACCACACAAAATGAGCACTACACGCAAAATCTCGTGGCCGCTGGTCCAGCGGAACCGCTACGGCAAAGCCACCATCTACCGCCAACTCCGGGACGGCGAATACACCTACACGGTGACCTACCGGCTGGGTAAAAACCGCGTCCGCGAAACGCGCAACGACCTCGATGACGCGCTGGACCGCGCAGCACAGGTCCTTTCCGCCTTCGAGAAAGGCGAAACGCCGCAACCGGCAACCAAGGGCGTCGACAAATGGAAACATGTTTTGCAGGGCACTAAGCTAGAGGACGTGCTGCGTTTCTATGCGCAACACCACAACCTGATGCCGTCAGTGTCTGCGGTGACTGTCACCGAAGAGTTTCTCGCCGTCAAGCGCCGAGATCCGATCCAGAAAGACACGCTGGCCACGATCAAGTACCACGTTGGGAAGTTCGCCGATTACTTCCGCAACAAGGCCTTCAAGACCATCACCGTCGATGATCTCAACAACTACCTCGGCTCGTTCGAGGATCTGCGCACGCGACACAACAACCGCGTCAACATCAAAGCCATGTACCAATGGGCTTTGACCAAGGGGTACACGAGCTTCATGCCGGAGTACAAAGGCACCGTGGCCGACGGGACCAAGAAGATCTCTTCGAAGCACTTCAAGAAAACGCCGAACTTCTACACGCCCGACGAACTCAGCCGCCTCTTCGAAGAGGCCCACTGGACCATGGTTCCGTGGCTCATCGCGGCCAACTACAGCGGCATTCGCTTGGCCGAGATTGCCCGGCTCAAGTGGTCGGACATCGACTGGGAGGAAGGAGCCTTTGTGCTCAAGACGGAGATCACCAAGACAACCAACCGGCGCTACGCCTACTTTCCGCCCACGGTCAAAGACGGCCTTATGCGGATTGCCAAGCACGCCGAAGCGCGTAAGCTGACCAAACTCGTCCATGGCAACATCAACAAGCGGGTGAGCAAACTGCGCGACGCGGCAGGGGTGGCCCACAAAAAGAATGGCAACCGCAAGGCCTACATCTCCTACGCCATGGCCATCACCCGCAACGCCAACGAAATCGCAGAGCAGTGCGGAAACTCAGCCAGCGAAATTCAAGCAACGTACAAAGGCCTTAGTTCCAAAACGATAGCCGAAGAGTGGTTCAAGGTGATTGACACCCAGAAGATCTTCGAGAAACTTTATTAACCAACACAACAGCACACACAGAACACACCATGGCTAACCAACGCGACAAAAATAAACGTATTCTCGGGGTCTATCTAGACCGAGAGACGTACCAACGGCTGACCAAGCTGGCTCAACGAAAAAAGACAAACGTGGCGGACATCGTCCGTACTCACGTAGAGAAAATAACAGAGGACGTGACTCTCTCACCGCAAGAACGCGCCGAGATCAAAAAAGAGCGGCAGGATTTCGAAGCCAAACAAAAAGCCAAGCTCAGTAAAGAGCGGACGCTGCAGAACCGGCTGGAGAGGTATAAAAAAACTCTCTAAATATTAACATCTCACTCGCCACCACCCACTAAAATGGTAGTCCGAGGTGACTACCACCTAAACCCCACAATAACAACCAAATAGCCAAGACCTATGCACATAGAAGTACTTATCGAAATCGACCATGAAACTCTAATGAAACTTGATCAACTCGCCGCTGAGCAAGGCACGACGAGAGACGCCCTCATCAGTGAAAGCCTGAAAGCAGAATTAGATGCGCTTGAACCGGCTAACGCTTGAGGCAGGGAATAGCGTTCGCCTGACGATGTTGCCCGACGGACGGATGCGCATCGACATGGAAGACGTGGAGCCGGGGCAGCTTATGCACGATGATCGAGATCCGATCTACGACGTGCGTAGCGCTGCCAACCGGCTCCAAACCACGCCACGACAAGTCCGCGCTTTAATGCGTCAGGATAAGAACCCTCTGCCATTCTATAAGATCGGCGGCAAGGTCAGATTCCGGGAGTCCGACATCCAGCAATGGATCGAGTCGGGGCTCACCGCTTCGGCCCGCCGCTGCAGGGCGCGACTTCTCGCAGCATGATCATCGCCATCGACCCAGGTAAGTCAGGAGGCTTTGCCTTCGGCGCAGACATTTCCGCACCCGAAATCTGCAACATGCCGGATACCCTGGGCGACTTAGCCGCTCTACTACGCCAATTCCCCTCCGGCGGAGTCGTCTACCTCGAAAAGGTCGGCGGCTACGCCGGAGGCCGGGGAGCGCCCGGATCGGCCATGTTTAATTTCGGCAAGGGTGTTGGTCACCTCGAAGCGATAACCTACATGCATGGCCTGGAACTGCGCGAAGTGACTCCGCAGAAGTGGCAGAAGGCCCTGAGCTTGGGCAACTCCAACGGCATGTCGAAGACCGAGTGGAAGAACAAGCTCAAGAACAAGGCCCAGCAGCTCTACCCCAAGTGTCCGGTAACATTGGCAACTGCGGACGCTTTGTTGATTTACCACGCCGCCCATCGGGGGTTAGTTTGAAGACTCTCTACGCCGCTCAAGAGGAGCACGTTAACCGGTTGGTTAACGCGCTACAAAAGCACCGGGCCGCGCTGGATTCGTCGGAGACGGGCACGGGCAAAACTGTCTGCGCCATCGAGACAGCCAAGCGGCTCGGTGCTTCCATCTTCGTCGTCTGCCCGAAGATTGTCATTCCCTCGTGGGAGCGCACCTGCGCGGAGCAGGGTGCGAAGCCGCTTGGAATCCTCAACTACGAGAAGCTGCGTACCGGTAAAACGCGCTTCGGGCACTGGAGCGGCAAACAGTTCGAGTGGAAGATTCCAAACGACTGTTTGATTGTCTGGGACGAGGTGCACAGGTGCCAGGGGATGTGGAGTAAAAACGCCAAGATGCTCATCGCGGCCAAACCCTGGCGGAATCTTTTGCTCTCGGCCTCGGCGGCGGAAGACCCGACCGAGATGCGGGCCAGCGGATTCCTCCTCGGGCTGCACTCACTTTCGAATTTCTACAACTGGGCCAAGGCGCACGGCTGCGTGATTAATCCGTGGGGCCAGCTTGAGTTCAAGCACCGCGAGTCGTGGGCCTTGGACAAGATCAATTACGAACTCTACCCCGAGCACGGCGACCGTATGACACGGATCATGCTCGCCGAACACTTCAAGGAGACGCGCATCGTCACCGATCCGCTCGATTTCGGGGACAAAGGACAGATCCAAAAGCTCTATGACGAAATGGACCAAGAGTTGTCCGCCCTCGAACAGCGGATGCAAAACGACAGCAAAAACAAAGCGGCGCAAAAACTCGTCGCACAACTCCGAGCGCGACAGGCGGTCGAACTTGCAAAAGTACCTGCGACGGTTGAACTCATCGAAGACGAACTCCACGCCGGAAACTCAGTGGCCGTCTTCGTCAACTTTGAGGCGACGATTGAAGCGATTGGGCAACGCCTCAAAACCAACTACGGCACGATCAAAGGCGGTCAAAAAGCCGAAGAGCGCCAGTTGGTCGTGGAACGATTTTCAGGCGATGTTGATCACGTCGTCCTCTGCAACATCGCGGCCGGAGGACTCGGAGTATCGCTACATGACCAGCGAGGCATAAGACCTCGCACCGCGCTGATCTCGCCGACTTTCAATGCCAAGGATCTTTTGCAAACACTGGGGCGCGTCGATCGCGCAGGTTCTATGACAAACTCGGTGCAGCGCATCCTGTTCGCGGCCGGGACGGTCGAAGAGAAAGTGGAGGCCTCCGTCAAGCAGAAATTAAAAAATTTATCGGAGCTGCACAAAGGTGACTTGACACCCATAACCGGTTCCGTAGTGTTGGAGCCACAAATGACACCGCCCGCCTCACAACCGGTAGTGCCCTTGGCTGCCGAACCGGCCCACGCCAAGCACGGACCCTCCTCCCTCAAGTATAAGGAGATCTGCCCCTCCTGGCAGAACCGCGAGGGGTCCAACTGGGCCTCGGACAAGGGCGACCGCATCCACGAGGCCATGGAAAAGGACGACCCGTCCAAGTGCGCCAACGACGAGGAGCGGTCCATCTACGAATCTTTGCAGGGGTATGTCGGGCAGATCATCCGGAGGAAAACGGGCGTATGACGAGCGACACGCCCTTAACAGACGCCCAGCTAACGAGCTTTCTGTCGATCAGCAAGCTAGGCAGACACTTTACCAACAAGACAGGAACAGTCAGCGCAAAGTTTGCCCGCAAACTGGAGCGGAGCATCTACGAGCGTGAAGCGGAGATCAAAGATCTGACGATCCGCGCTCAAAAGGCGGAGCGGAAGTGCGACCTGATGAACTCCTATTTCGAGGCCATGAAAGTCGAAGCCAAAAAACTGCGCCGTGAATTGGGCGACGCGCAAATCGAGGCCAAAAACTGGAAGACGGCCTGCTTTGCCTACCGGGAGGAGGCTGCGGCTATATGACCGATCACCCCTACACCCGAGAAGCCATCGAACGGTGGCGGCAAGGAAAAATTAACATTTTCGACGAGATGGCGCGGCTGGAGCGCGAGCGCGACGAGGCCCGCATGGAACTGGCCAAGTGGGCTGGCATCATGCACGACCCGAACAAGCCCCTGAAACTGGAGCCTATGGTTTGGAAATCCAACGGTGGTGGCGACAGTGTGCCTGAGACTTGGAAGGACGCTTACGAAGATTTGGAGAAAGAATATGCGAAAGCTACCGGCTACTGGGCCTCGCTCCAGAACTGGCTGAATATGGTCCACGAAAGTTTCAAAGGCCAAGACCGCGACGGGTTGAACCAGCTCTACATGCGGGGCCCCTTCGCCGGTTGGTCACAGGAGAAGATGGTCCGGATGGCCGACGAGCTTTGGGAGAACTCCCAGAAATACCCGTTCCACCCGAAGGAGGAAGCGCATCTATGACCACCATCGCCAGAGACCTCCGCGAGATCCGGGTCAAGATCGACCTAGGCTCGGGACGTTCCACCTTCGGAACGTGCGACCGTTTCGTCATCTACGCGGATAACACCGCCGACGCCATCGACTACAAGACCGGCTACGGCGCGATCGACGACGCAGAGATCAACATTCAAGGCCAGGCCTACGTCCTCGGGCTGTTCCAGAAATTCCCGGACGTCAAAGAAATCACCATGTGGTTTTTGGTCCCAGCGCGGGACGAGGTTAGTACGCACAAATACACAAGGGGTGACATGCCGACCATCAGACTTCGTGTGTCGACGGTCATCGAGCGGGCGGAAGCCGGTGGGGGCTTCAACCCGCAAGCGGGCGTGTGCGATTACTGCGCCTATCAGGCGAAATGTCCCGCGCTGGCGACCAAAGTTTTAACCATCGCCCAACGCTATCAAGAGGACGGCTTACCGATCCCCGACTCCGTACACGGCAGCGAGCAGGATGACCCCGAGAAAGTCGCGGCTCTTATGACGCTGGTCCCAATCGTGGAGTCCTGGGCGACCGGGGTGCGCAAGCGCGCGACCGAGATGGCCGTGGATCAAGGCCTTGACCTTCCCGGTTTTAAAGTCATCGAGCAGTCCAAGCCGCGTTCCATCACCAGCGCGCTCGGTGCCTTCG